CAGAAGACCGCGCTGGCCAAGCTGCGCGACGGAAACATCCTGTGGGGCGGAGTGGGATCGGGCAAGTCCCGGGTCGGCCTGGCCTACTACATGCTGACCGAGGAGCATCAGGACATCTACGTGATCACCACGGCCAAGAAGCGGGACTCCATCGATTGGGAGACCGAGGCGGCGCGATTCGGCATCGGCAAGGAACGGAACGCCACGATCGCCGGAGTGCTAACCGTCGACTCCTGGAACAACATCGACAAGTACCGAAACGTCGAGGGCCAGTTCTTCATCTTCGACGAGCAGCGCCTGGTGGGAGCGGGAGCGTGGTCCAAGGCGTTCTTGAAGATCGCCAAGAAGAATCGCTGGATCATGCTCTCGGCCACCCCCGGAGATACTTGGATGGATTACATCCCGGTCTTCGTGGCCAACGGGTTCTACCGCAACCGCACGGAGTTCAAGGCCGAGCATGTGATCCAGGCTCCGTTCGTCAAGTACTTCAAGGTGGAGCGCTACGTCAACGTCCAGCGTCTGGTGCGTCAGCGCAACCAGATCCTCGTCCGCATGCCCTACGCCAAGGAGACCGTGCGGCATCCCATCAACGTGTGGTGTGAGCATGACGAGCTGCTCATGGCCCGAGTCTCCCATGGGCGCTGGAACGTGTTCGAGGACAAACCGATCAGAGACACCGCGGATCTCTTTCATCAGATGCGGCGGGTGGCCAACACCCATCCGTCGCGTTTGGAGGCCGTTCACGAGCTGCTGGCCAAGCACGATCGTCTGATCGTCTTCTACAACTTCGACTACGAGCTGGAGATCCTCCGTACTCTGGCGAGCGACGCCTCCGGCGTAGACAAAACATCCCTTGGACACGACCAACGGCATTTTTCCCCAACTGCCCTTGAACAGCACAGACGGCACTATGCGGAATGGAACGGCCACAAGCATGAGGAGATTCCCGAGACGGAAAAGTGGGTCTACGTCGTGCAGTACGTGGCCGGGGCCGAAGGCTGGAACTGCACGTCGACCGACGCGGTGACCTTCTGGAGTCTGACCTATTCGTACAAGATGTGGGAGCAGGCCCACGGTCGCATCGATCGCATCAACACCCCGTTCACCGACCTGTACTACTACACGCTGCGGTCCAAGGCGGCGATCGACTGGGCGATCTGGCGGTCGTTGAAGAGCAAGAAGAATTTCCAGACTTCGCATTTCGACATGACCAACGAAGAGTTTGCGGAGTATTCCTATCAGCGGTGAGGCAACCGATGAATAATGAAGTAGGTCTACCCGATCCGAATCCGGTCAGAGTGGTGTTCGTTCCCTCTCATCTGACCCTAGGACTGCTGGCGGGTGCGATATCCCTGGTCACGGGGCTCTATGCCTTCTACGAGTTCTCTCAAGTGGAGCTGGAGGAGGTCGTGGCGATGGTCAGTCCACCGAAGTAGGGAGAATCATGTTGCCCGAAGAGGGGACCCTCGAATGGGAACTCATGCAGGCCAGAAGACACGCGGCACAGGCCCTGACTCTGGTCTACGCTCAGGACCCCCCGATCCTCGGAATGTGGTGGCGGTTGCGACTGCTCAAAGCCGAGAGCCTACTGATGCGTCTCTTGCTCAAAGAGGTGGATAAGCGCGAAGGAAACTAGGAGTCTCATGCATCGCTCAAAACGCGTACGTAAACGGCTCAGAAACCAGACGGTTCAGGGCGATTTAGACTGGCGAAAGCATACCCGATGGCTACGCCGGTCGAGGGCCAGAATCGAGGAGTGGGAAGGCGTGGAAAACCTGCCGCTTCGACCCCATCGGAACGGCAGAAGGCAGTAAAACCCTGCCAAGATTTGCCAAGATTGTCTTTGGCAGACAAAATCCCTGGTAATAGGGGGTTTTTGGGGGGTAAAAACCACTGCCACCACTTTGAAAAAAAAGTTTTTTGAAATTAGCATGTCAGTATCTGTATCTTCTTACGCGCGTCCGCGGAAAAAAATAGAACAGATATTGATATGCGTTTTTATAGAAACTTTTTTGTTTCGATGTTTTTTTTGACGGCAAGGCCTAAAAAAGCCGCAATTTGCGGGATTCTGAGCAGATATTGCCAAGATCTGCCAAGATTTTTCGAGAAAGGAATGGGGTTGAAACCCGAAAAACCGTGTCCTTGGCACGCAGAATTGGTTGTTAGCGGACGTCTGATAATCAGATATTGCGACGTTGGAGCGGAAGGACATGAGGGCGGTCACCTCGGAAATCGCTCTCGAGATGAATATCTGACAAGGCTACGAGTCTGGCGTTCTTCCGGACATCAAGAACGACGAAAAGGAGTGACCAATGGCGCCCCTGAAGGACCCTGATCAGCGACTCTGGCGTACCGATTTCAAGCGCGGCCGAAGCATCTACGCGCTGCTGTCCAACGACGTCACCAAACCCTCCCCTCAAGACCCGCTCATCGGAGTGATGGAGTTCTCGGATCTGGCCGAGAACATAGTCGATACCCACAACCGTGCGCTCACGAAATACGGGCGCCATTACCTGCGAGCACTCGCGACCAATGACTGAGATCTACGAGTACAAAAAGGTCTACATCTTGTCGGAGCCCAAGCGGACGATCGAAGCCGCCGCCAATCGCTGGGCGCTCATGGGTTGGCGAACCGTGGCGGTCATGGAAGTCGGTCGTGCCGATCGCAGGGCGGGACACTCCGATTCCATTCTGGTCGAGCGAGTGCGGGGAACCGAGACCGATGATGGAGGATGATGACTGGCGTCCGGTCGAGGACTTCCCGGGCTACAGCGTAAACCCCCTGGGGCAAGTGATGAGAAACTCCACCGGGCGTTTGCTGGTGCCTCGATACAACCAGGACGGCGTGGCCTATGTGGGTCTCATGCGAGACTGGGCTCAGCATATCCGGTCGCTACCCCGTTTGGTGGCTTTAGCGTTTTTACCCCCTCCTACAGAGATATTCGACACCCCGATCCAGCTCGATGGCGATCTGACCAACTGTCGAGCCGACAACCTCATGTGGCGTCCGCGACAGTACGCGGTGAGATACAAGCGCCAATTCAAGGAGCGTTACGACTTCCCCATCGAGAAGCCTATCCAGGCGGTGAATGGAGAGCGGTTCCCGAATTCATTGGCGGCGGCGTGTCGCTACGGGCTTCTGGAACGAGAAGTGGTGCTCTCCATTGTCAACCGAACGCCCGCCTGGCCCACGTATCAGTACTTCAAACTCGTGGAAATGGACTAGGGAGCGTTATGGAATCGGAAATTCTGGTAAGCATTACGCTGCGTCTTCCACAGTCGGATCGGAGAGCCTTGGCCGCCCATTTGGCTCCCGTCATCGGGGAGGCGATTATCGCTGGGGGTGATACGGTGCTAGTCAGTCTGCAGCCGTACGATCCCGATGAGGATGGGCCATGACCAAAACACGGCATATTTTTTTTCAGATATTGGTACGCGTCAAAATCGCGGCATATAATAGAAGGAGGGATACATATCCTTTCTTTTTTTCCTGCCGAAAGGAGGATTCGTGACGCCGGAGGCCAAGTATCAGGCAAACCTCATCCGGAAGCTGAAGGTGAGATTCCCTGGCTCTCAGGTCCTCAAGAACGATCCGCAATACATCCAGGGCATCCTCGATCTCACCATCTTCTGGGGTCCGTGCTGGGCCATGCTCGAAGTGAAGGCCAGCGCTACTTCTTCGGCGCGCCCCAATCAGGACTATTACGTCCAGCAGATGAATGACATGTCGTTCGCCGCGTTCATCTACCCCGAGAACGAAGAGGAGGTGCTCTCTGCGCTTTCGGAAGCATTCGCATCTCGAGGGGCAGCATGCCTTCCTTAGTCCTAGCTCCTACCACTGGATAAACTACGACGAGGAAAAGCTGAGGTTCCGGTACAAAACTTTGCGGGCTGCGCTCGAAGGACTGGAGCACCATCGTTACGCGGCTATCTGCATCGAAGAAGAGATCGTGCAGGATGACGAAAGAACTACGGTCGGGCTGTACATCAACCAGTGTATCCAGTACAAGATGTCGGCCGAGATCGTGTTGTTCTACTCCCCTAATGCTTTCGGTACGGTGGACGCCATCGCCTATCGTTACCGACGGCTTCGAATCAGCGATCTCAAAACTGGTGTCACCCGTGTTTCGGTGCATCAGCTAGAGGTATACGCTGCGCTCTTCTGTCTCGAATACGGGATAAACCCATTCTCCCTGCGGGGCATCGAACTCCGCATTTATCAGGACAGCCGCGTATTCGACTACGTGGGTGATCCGTATGTAATCAAGGAGATCATGGACAAGATCAGGCAGTTCGACTCGGTTCTCAATCAGCTTAGAGAGGAGGTGTCGTAGTGCGTTTGGACGAAGATGACTATCTGGCTCATTACGGCATCCTTCGGAAGTCGGGCCGGTATCCGTGGGGATCGGGAAACACTCCCCATCAACGAAGCAAGTCGTTCCTGGACATCACCACCGATCTTCGTAAGAGTGGTATGACGGAGTCGGAAATCGCGAAAGCTTTCCACACGAAGGAGTATCCGTTCAGCGTCGCGGATCTCCGTGCTCTGCGCTCTCGTGCGACCAACCTTCAGACGCAGGAGAAGATTCGTACCGCTCAGAAGTTGAAGGACAAGGGCATGGGTTACTCTGCGATTGCAAGGCAGATGGACCTGAATGAATCCACCGTTCGTTCGCTTCTGGAGCCCGGTCGCCAAGAGAAGCTGGACATCCTGCAGCAGACGGCGAACATGCTCAAGCGGCAGGTCGAAGAGAAGGGCGGATTCATCGACGTCGGAGCCTACGTCGAAAAGGATCTTCCGATCGGCGACAACCCCAATGTTCGCATCGGAATCAGCCCGGACAAGTTCAAGACGGCCCTCTCCATGATCAGGGAAGAGGGATACAACGTACATAAGGTCCCGGTCCCGCAGGTCGGTACTGGAGAAAAGACCAACTTCCTCGTACTCACCAAGCCCGGGGTCACGCAGAAGGAAGCCTTTCTCAATCGCGACAAGATCCGTACCATCACGGATAAGTCCGATGACGGCGGCCATACGTTCAGAGACACCGAGTTTCAACCACCGATTCACGTCGATCCCAAGCGGATCGCTGTTCGGTACAAGGAGGATGGCGGCGCTGACGCAGACGGCGTCATCTACGTTCGACCTGGCGTGAACGACGTCTCTCTGGGCAAGTCACGCTACGCTCAGGTGCGAATCGCGGTGGGCGGTACGCACTATCTCAAGGGTATGGCCATCTACAAGGATGATCTGCCTGACGGCGTAGACTTGATGTTCAACACCAACAAGTCGAACACCGGCAACAAGCTCGACGCCATGAAGCCGCTCAAGCGGGACAAGGAAACTGGCGAGGTCGACAAGCTTCTTCCGTTTGGCTCTATGCTCAAGCGAGAAGGCGGCCAGATCCTGGACCAGCATGGCAAGGTTTCGTCCGCCATGAACCTGCTCAACGAAGAAGGCGACTGGGATACCTGGTCACGGACGATCTCCAGTCAGGTGCTGTCCAAGCAATCTCCGGAACTGATCAAGTCTCAGCTCGATCGCACCTTCGAACGGCGTCGAGAAGAGTACGACAAGATCTCGGCTCTGACCAATCCGCAGATCAAGCGAAAGCTACTCGAGACCTTCTCGGAAGAAACCGATTCTGCGGCGGTGCACCTCAAGGCCGCCAGCATGCCACGTCAGGCAACGAAGGTGATCCTGCCTTCGAACCACGTCAAGCCTAACGAGATCTTCGCGCCTACGTTCAACGACGGAGAACGGGTCGCTCTGGTTCGTTTCCCGCACGCGGGAACGTTCGAGATTCCTGAACTCACCGTCAACAACCGTTCGCGAGATGCACGTAAACTTCTCGGTCTGGGGCAAGGTGGAACGGGCATAGATGCCGTGGTCATCCACCCCAGGGTAGCGGAGCACCTGTCGGGCGCCGATTTCGACGGTGACAGTGTGGTCGTGATTCCCAACAACCGACGGCAGATCACCAGTACGCCGCCGTTGGAGAAGTTGAAGGGCTTCGATCCGCAGAAGTACAAGGTGCCGCTTGGGCCTAAGTCCGAGAAGTATCCTGAAGGCAAGCCCGCCATCACTCCGGCCATCAAGGGCCAACAGATGGGTAACGTCACTAACTTGATCTCTGACATGACGATCAAGGGTGCGAACTCTGATGAGTTGGTTCAGGCAGTACGTCATTCCATGGTGGTCATCGATTCCGAGAAGCACAATCTCGATTACAAGGCCTCTGAGCGAGATCATGGAATCGCTGATCTGAAGCGTAGGTATCAGGGAGTCAATCCTAAGGGCGGGCTCAAAGGTGCGGCTACACTCCTTACTAGGGCTACGGCTCAGATCCACATCCCGAAACGTAAGGATGCGTCGGCTAAAGAAGAGGGTGTAGTTCGAGTCAACGTCGGTACGATCGATGTAAAGACGGGTAAGAAACGGTACGTAGACACAGGAGAACTGCGGCCTGATGGTTCGGTTGCTACCTTCCGGTCTCAGCGATTGGCCGAAACCGATGATGCCTATAGTCTGGTGTCTGAGGGTCGAGGTACTCGTGCCGAACAGCTCTATGCTGATCACTCTAATAGGCTCAAGGCTTTGGCTAATGAGTCACGTAAAGAGTTGATTAGTACCAAGCTACCCCCCGTGCGAATACAGTGATGACTCCGACTGCGACCGCTCGAGCCAAGAACATGCTGGCATCAGGTTACACCTTGGCCGAAGTATCAGATCAACTGGGCATTCCCTTGTCCACGTTGAAGACAGGTGTTGAGGAAACGAGGTGATCATGGCTGACACCAACGACACCACACCACCTGAGTCCAGCTGGCCTGAATACATGCTGACGACAGTGGACAACCCATACGATCCGTTCACACAGTGGGACGAATGGTTCGCTTGGGATCAAGCAGCTGGATACCACACCCCTGGTCTCCTGGCCAGAGTAGCAAGGCTAGGCGATGACCTTTCGGATGCTGATCAGCACGTCGCCATCCAGCAGGCCATCGACGAGATCGTTCAAGAGAATGTTCTTGGCGTCTCACGCAAAGTCAAACGAGGAGAAATCAAAGTTGCCTGAAAGAAGCTAACTGTGCATGATGACAGTTCTTCTGATAAGCCATCAAGGGGACGCCGACGTCGCCTGCCTCAATCGCCAAAGCTTCGTAGTGAGACGAGAGAGTGGTGGCAGGATAGGTACCAAACGAATCGTTTCGTTGAACGTGTTCGCCACATGATGTTGGAACAACAAAAGCGAAATGCAAAAGATAAACGAAACGAAGAGGGTTAGGGGGGAGGGGTAAAAAAAATCAGGCCCCCTCCCGCATCGCCCGGCTCCC